CGTTTACTAACAGATTCAAATTATTTACCTTATGGACGTTCATATCTTGAACCTGCTCGTAAAGTATTTAAACAATTAATGTTAATGGAAGATGCGATGTTAATTCACCGTATAATGAGAGCTCCAGAAAAAAGGGTATTTTATGTAAATGTAGGAGCAATTCCCCCAGATCAGGTAGAACAATTTATGGCTGACACAGTCAATAAAATGAAAAAAACACCTCACATTGATCAACAAACAGGTGATTATAACATGAAGTTTAATGTTCAAAACATGACTGAAGATTTTTATGTGCCAGTTAGAGGAAATGATTCAGCTACTAAAATCGACACTACAAAAGGTTTAGATTATGATGGAACTACCGATATAGAATACATCAAAAATAAAATGATGGCTGCTCTTAAAATACCTAAACCATATTTAGGTTATGAAGAAGGAGTTGAAGGTAAATCTACATTAGCATCTATGGATGTTCGTTTTGCTCGTACTGTAGAACGTGTTCAAAGAATTATAGAATCAGAATTAACTAAAATTGCATTAGTACACCTTTATTCACAAGGTTTTACAGATGAAAAATTAGTTGACTTTACTCTTGAATTAACAACTCCATCTATTGTTTACGAACAAGAAAAAACTGAACTTTATGGGGCTAAAATGGATGTAGCAAGTGCTATGTTAGACAACAAAGTAATGTCTCGTGATTGGGTTTATGAAAATTTATTTGGTTTAAGTCCAGATCAATACAATAAAGAAAAAGATCTAATGGTTCAAGATGCAATGCAAAACTTTAGAGTTTCACAAATTGAAAATGAAGGAAATGACCCATCAGAATCAGGCGAATCATATGGTACACCTCACGATTTAGCTTCTTTATACGGAAATAAAAGAGACAAAGGAGTAGGACCAAATCAAGTACCAACAGGCTATGATGAAAATCCAGTTGGTCCCCCTAAACAAAGTGTTTCAAACTATGGTACAGAAGATTCCAATTTTAGCAGAGATCCATTAGGTAAACAAGGAACTAAAGCAGACATTGCCGCTGAAAGTTACAACCCAAGTAAGTCAGTTTATCACGGTTTAAAATCATCTCTACAAAAAATTAAAAAAGAAAAACAAATATTAAAGGAAGGAGACGACAATGGTCTTTTATCTGAAAAAAATATTAAGTCTGAAGAATAGTTATATATTTATAATCAGATAAACTGCAATTTATAATGAAAATTAAACACTCTAAGTACAAGAATACTGGGATACTGTTTGAATTATTAACAAGACAGATAACTTCCGACACCATTTCAGGTGGAAGTAATAAGGCCTTGTCAATCCTCAAAAAATATTTTAACTCTAAGTCGGAATTACTTAAAGAATATAAAATATACAACGCCCTCTCCACCAAATCATATCAGGACGAAAACAAAGCTACTATATTAGTCAATACTCTTATAGAAGCACACAACAAATTAAATCGTTCTCAATTAAGACGTGAAAAGTATAATTTAATTAAAGAATTAAAGTCAACATATGACCTTAACGACTTTTTTAAAGCTAAAATCACTAATTATAAAACAATGGCATCCATTTATAACCTTACGGAAAATAAAGATGCCACTCCTTTATCAATTGTAGATTCTAAAGTTCAATTAATTGAACATATTACCAAACCAAGTGAAAAGGTTAAGAAAAACGTGGTAATGGAAACATACAACCACGAAGATAAAAACACACGTTTACTTACACAAAAGATTTTACTTGAAAAATTTAATGACAAGTATAAAGGTCTAGGAGAAAATCAAAGGATCTTACTCCAAGAATATGTTAATTCTGTTAGTAACAGCCCTTCATTAAAAACTTACATTAATTCTGAAATTAAAGAAGTTAAAAAACAACTAACTCAATATGCTAACACAGTTACTGATCAAGTTGTTAAGATTAAAATTAATGAGGCTCAAAATTTAATCAAACCTCTTTGTAAAAAATCTTCTGTACATGATGATAATGTTAGTAATTTACTTAATTATTATGAATTAGTAAACGAACTCAAATCAATTCATGGTTAGTTTAAAAGACATATATAATGTTAAAGAATCTACCTTCAATCGTTTAACTGAAGATCAAGATTTTACAACCAAACAAACAGGAGTAAACCCCAAAACGGGTCAAGTAAGTTGGGATGTTAATTACACAACAGACTTTGATCGTACTTACAAAGAAATAGACGAAGCAGTTAAACGTCTACAAGATTTAGTTGCACAAGAAAAAGACCCAGAAGCAAGAGAGCTTTTAATAATGGCTAAAAATTTGAGAAATAAATTTTCTCGATACAAAAGAAGAAAATCATGAGTAAACCATTTAACATACACGATTGGCAAGCTAAACAAAGATTAGCTGAAGATGAAGATAAAAATCTACAAATTTCCCAAGAAGAAATGGAGGAACTTCACAAAAATGGTAAAGTAAGACTTAAAGATGGGTCAATTTTAGCTTTTATAAAAGAAGACGAATTAGATGAAGCTAATGTAACAGGGGGAAATGCCTCATTCCAAGCAGGTACAGGAGCAGGATACGCTACACCTTATGCATTTAAAAAGAAAAAGAAAAAAGTAAATGAAGTTTCATATACTGATTTTAAACGTAACACTGAATCCTCACCCCGCCAAAAAATAGCTAAAGGCATTAGACAGGTTAATAAGATGATCAAAGAAATTGAAAAAATTGTAGCACATAATTTTCGCCTAAAAACAGAATTAGATATGAATTCGGGTACTTTTTTAAGATCAACTAATAAACAAGTACATGAAATAGGTGCCCGACTAAAACATTTAGAAAATAAACTAAGAGAATTCTCAAACTAAAACTATGCTATTAACAGAACATATACCATTTACAGTAGACAGAAAAATAATAGAAGAATCTATTAGTAGAAATACTCCATTAGTAGTTACTGGCGTTATTCAACGTGCAGAAGCTAAAAACCAAAATGGTCGTATTTATCCTAGAGAAATTTTAGAAAGAGAAGTCGAAAATTATGTAAATGGTCCTGTTAGAGAAAGTCGTGCATTAGGTGATTTAGACCACCCTGAATCATCTGTAATAAATTTACAAAACGTATCACACAACATCACTAAAGTATATTGGGATGGTGATGATGTTATGGGTGAAGTAGAAATATTGTCAACGCCCGCAGGTAACATACTAAAAGAACTGTTTAGAAACGGAATTACCGTTGGTATTTCATCTCGTGGTATGGGTTCGGTAAAAGACAATGTTAATGAAGGTACCGTTGAAGTTCAAGATGACTTTGAATTATTATGTTGGGACTTTGTGTCAACACCATCTACACAAGGTGCGTTTATGACGCCAAAAGGTAGAGCATTGCAAGAAGGCGTTGAAAAGTCAACATATCAATACAACAATGTAAACACTATTATCCGTGATATCATATGTGATAACACGGGAGTTTGCAAGTGTTAAAAAACAATCCACAAAAAATTTGGTTTTTATAAAATCTTGTTGTACGTATGTCGAACAAGAAAAAAGGTTATGACAAAAATACAACTATGAGATATTCTATCACATACACAACATAAAGGGAAATTTCCTATTCTCTTTATTTATCAACTCAAATAATATTAACGAAAACAAGAATTATGAGAAAGATGATTACAAGTTTGACTTTGGGACTACTTATGGTAGCTGGAGTAAACGCACAGGAAAAAGGTGACTGGTACGTAGGTGCTGGCGATATTTCAAACACAGCATGGACTGAATGGTCTGTGAGCCCTTCAATCGGGTATGGTGTTACAGACAATCTAATGGTTAGCGCAGCCGTTAACCAAGAAGTAGAAGGAGATCTAGAAGTAGACATCCAAGCACGCTATTTCACAAAAGGTTGTTTTTTATACCTCGGTTCTAATTTAGGACTAGACACAGAACAAATGGACCTTGGTGTAGGTAAAATGTTTTCTTTTTCAAGAAACGTTTATGTTGACCCACGTTTGGTGTACAACACAGGTACTAAGACAACCAATCTTGGATTGGGTGTAGGTCTTAAATTTTAAACTAATTATTAATCAATTAAATCTAAAAAAATGGAAAAAGTATTCAATTTATTAAATGATTTCTTAGGTGGACTAGGAAAATTATTTTTAGCGTTGGTTCCAGTATCAATTTTATGGTATGTACTTTCAGGTACGTCTGTATTTGGTATTGATGTAATTGCAAACTTAACATCTCTAGTAACTGGCTTAGGTCAAGGTGGATTTGTAGGTTTAGTAGTTCTGGTAATAGTATGTTCTTTCTTTGCCCCTGGTGGAAAAAAGTAAGAATTAAATAATTATATCAATTAAGGCGCCTTTCGGCGCCTTTTTTGGTTTCCAACATCTTACTATATGTATGTGTGTTAACATACGATCTTCCTAATAAGACGTCCCTGATTTTTAAAATAATCTATTAAGGTTCCTAATAACCTTATTTCCCGTACAATTTATAAACGAGACTCGAAAGAGAAAAAACAAGTAAAAAAATGGCAAAAAATGACATTTTAAAAGAGGCTATCGCCGACGCTAAAGCTGTTCGTGAAGTTGCTCTTTCAAACGCCAAAGCAGCCCTAGAGGAAGCATTTACTCCAAGACTACAATCTATGTTGTCAGCTAAATTATCTGAAGAATTAGAGGAAGACTTAAACGAAGAAGAAGAAACCAACGAAAGCGTTGAAGAAACTACTATCGAAGAAGCTTCATTTGATGAGATGATGAATTATGATGAAGACAAAGGTTCAGATGACGAAGGATACAAAATGGAATCTATGGATGAAGAAATCAATTTGGAAGAAATTCTTGCAGAATTAGAATTAGACGAAGGTGGTGCTACGGAACCAACATTCATGGAAGGCGAAGAAGAAATCGCTGAAGGTGAAAAAGAAGAAGAACTTGAAGAAGCAAAAGATGAAGATCTAGATGAAGGATTTGATCTTGACGCACTTCTTGAAGAATTAGATGGACTAGACCATGGTTTAGACGAAGCTAAAGAAGAAGATTTAGACGAAGCTAAAGAAGAAGATTTAGACGAAGCTAAAAAAGATGATTTAGACGAAGCTAAAGAAGAAGATTTAGATGAAGCTAAAGACAAAGAGTTAGAAGAAACTAAAAAAGAATTAGAAGAAACTAACAACGCTTTAACTACTGTTCGTGCTGAACTTAACGAAGTCAATCTATTAAATTCTAAATTGTTGTATGTTAACCGAATCTTTAAAGCAAACACGCTTAATGAGTCACAAAAACTACGTGTAGTTGAGTCACTTGACAAAGCAGGTACAGCTAAAGAAGCTAAGTTAATTTACGAAACAATTAAAGACACGTTTAACATTTCTAAAAGTGAAAAACGTAAAGTAAAATCATCAATCAAAGAAGGTTTAGGAATGGCTTCAAAGGCAGCAGGTAAATCTACTGCATCTAAGAAAGCGGTAATTTCAGAATCAAATGATATGATGGCACGTTTCCAAAAATTGGCAAACATTAAAATTAATTAACTTAAAATTTTTACAAAATGAACGTAAATAATTTATTAGAAGGTGCAAGCCCTTACCAAGTACAACA